GCAACTTCGTTATCGTTCTTGGCTCTCTCCTCACATAACATATCTATTCTTACTCTGAGGTACTTTTCAATTTTATCCATTCCTCTATCCTCTCTAGTACTGCGTTCTTTTCTTCATCTGTGGCTGTGTACCAGTCACGCATCTCAGTAGCAGTTCTGTAACAGCCGATGCAGTACTCACTGTTCACATCAAACGTACATATTTTAATACAGGGTGATGGTACCATACTGCGTGGTCTAGCTTTACCTCTTCTCATACTGTGCCTCTAACCATTCGTAATCATTAATTAATTCTAATGCAACTGTGTTCCCCCGGTTGCGTCCTGCATAGTCATTACCTGCGTTTGCTCCTGCTACAGCTTGATCACTGTAGTCTCCCTCAGTAGCGTTTAGCCATGCCCCTAATCTTTGTTGTGCGTCTGCGTCTGTGCTAGTTGCTAACTTAACGCACTCTCTGAATGCACTACGCCATGTGCTGTATGCATCAGTATTGAATCTTGTTGTACAAGCAACTTCAGGCATTACTTTAAATCGTTTGCCTAATCCAGTTGTAAAGTCTATGCCCCAAGTGGTTGCTCCTCTAACTGCGTTAGTGTTAAACAGTTTAACTCCGCCGTAGCCATAAGTATCACCAGTAACAGGGTTAGCACTATTCCACACATGAGTAACGTCTTGGTCATATACATCTGGTATATAACTAAAGTCGAAGTCTGTGCTTACATCAGCATCACCGTCCACTACCCAGAACATACTACTGCTCACTGAATTACTTGCTTGTTGGTGTGCTGTGAATATTCCGTCTACATCACTAACCAGTATAGACTCGTCTGGTAATGCCTCTAGCAGTTCATGTGCGTTGTTTTGTGCGTAAGTGATGAGTACTATGTCATATGGCTTATACACACTAGCAGTTGCTTTAACATACTGTAGTGTTCCACGTGGCATTTTGTTTAACTGTATGTCATCTGATGTTAAACCTTCTATACCTTTGTGCCATAAACGTATGCCACCATATGAATGTGTTTTGTTTGTGCGTGGATTAACTCGTTGCCATGTGTGTACTTTGTTTAATCCATCTAGTTGTGGAGTATAACTGTACTCGAATTCAGGTATTGGTGTTACATCTGGATCAATAGTATAGAAGTAATCACCTGTAGTAACATTTTTATAGTTGTTTAACTGCTTGAGTAACGGTGTTTCAGTGTTAAGAGCGAAACATTCCCACGTTGTAGGTGTAGTTGCTACCCGGTATACTGGCTTTAAGTCTTTAAAACTGTTGTTAATTAACTGTTTAACAGTGAACTTGGTGTTGGTAAAGGTACCAGTGGGTACTAAACGAACGCCACGTTGGGCATCTATGCTGTCAATCCACACGTGAACCACATGCTCTTCCCACTTAGTAGGCACATAATCAAACTTCCAATCGCTTACTAGGGTGCTATGAGGATCAACTACCCAGTACATGTTGCTGTCTAAGTTCATTTCAAACAATAACAGTTGGTCTATTATGTCTTTATCACTGTTCAAGTAGCATATAGGATACTCTTTTTGCTCACCTGCTACAGCATTTAATATTAATTGGTCTGGTATACTGCAAGTTAATACTTGTTCATCAGTTAATTGACTAGCATTATACGTTGTGGGCCACAGTCTAAGACCGCCATGTCCTATAACTAACCCTTCTGCGTCTGTTCTTTTCCATACATGCACTACATTTGTATTGTTTACATGTGGTATAATGCTCTCTGCAATAACAGTTTCGGTTAATTCAATGTCTGGATCTACTGTCCACACATAGCCTACGTCACTATGCTTGGCTAATACGTCCTGTATTTCCTTTGATGTCATGTGTTCTAACTGTTCAACGGGCCATATAGGATCTCTACTTGCTACCTTAGGCAGTTCTTTTAGTTTAACATAACTGTTTTCTTTAATTTGTTCTAGTGTGTAGTGGGCTACCGGCATTAGTTTAACGCCACTTTGCTTACTGCTACCTGCATGTTGCCACATGTGGACTACATCTTTATCATATTGTGTTGGGTAATAACTATAATCGAAGTCTGCATCTACTTGTACATGTGCATCAACTACCCACATCATGCTTACGGTTGTTTGTAGTGCCAGAGCTTCGTAGACGCCGTCTAACGGCTGTAACAGTTCTTCCGGCTGTATGTGGTACACTGGATACTTTTTCTGTGTACAAGCCGGCTCTCTAATATACTTTGGTCTACCTTTGCCTTCGTTCTTGTTCCTTAAACTAACTCCACCGTAATCGTATTGCTTACCTGTTACAGGATTTAGTTTTTGCCATACATGTTGCTTACCATCGTCGAACACATCAGGCTGGAAGTCAAAGTCAAATCCTACAAGTACATCAACGTCTGGATCAACTACCCAGAACCAAGCATGAGTACTCTTTGCTAATCCTTCTTGATATGAACTGTATGTTTCAAACTCATACGTTAATGCTACAGGACTCATGTCGTGTACTTTAACATCACCATTCCAATCCTTTGGCATCCATATAAGTATGCCATTGAATATATGTTTAGTGTTACGTTCGAATGTTGTTGGGCTCCACGGTATATGACTTATGTCATTAAAGGCTGTGGGCAGTATCCAACAGTCAGCATCTACTCGATCCATTCCTTCATCAGTGTATATGATCGGGTAGCTTCTACCTCCGACGGGGTTAGTGGCAATAAACTTGCTGTCCTCACTGCCAGATCTCGGAACAAGTTTAATACCTCCTGCTCTGTTGTCGCTGATATTTGTAATTGCTTTGGGGTATTTGTGTTCCAGGTCATCCGGAAACTTGAATATGTGTATGTACTTTGTGTCATGCTGTTGTGGAACATAGTTGAACTCCTCGTTAATTTGATGTTCGTTGTCTACTAACCAGAACATTTTAGTTCTGCTTTTCCTTGCAGGAGTATCATAGTCGCTGATATTATCTGCATAGAATATATCATAACGTACAGGACAAATATCTTCTTGATACTTATGCTTGGTTACGTCAAAGTGTTTATTCATTAATCGTACGCCACCACATCGGGTATCCCATGCGTCTGTAAAGTCTGCCGGGTAACGTTCTTCTAGGTGACTGGGTATTTTAAATACATGTATATAATCTAATTCGTGACTTGCTGGAACGTATAACAGTTTACCATTAAACTGAAACTCTCTATCCACAATCCAGAACCATTCTGTTTTACTACGCTCTGCATAGTCGCTGTATGTTTCTGCATTAAAGTCTTCGTTGTCTATATAGAACACATCATACGCTTCGTCCTCTACTGGACATGCAGGATGTATTTTAAGTTCCGCGTCTTTCCAATTCATAGGCACTAGTCTAATGCCACCCATACCCAACGGATACTTTTCTTTTAATTGGTATGGCATTTTAAAACTGTGTACAAAGTCTTTCTCAAAAGGATTAGGAACCCAGTCAAGTGTTTTAGTATTAATAGTATGTTCTTTATCTATTAACCAAACATATTCGTTTGTGTGTACATCACGCTGACTGTAATCGTCTACGTCGGTAACAAACATAAACGGTATGTCTAAGTCTGCATTTAAGAAGCCGTGGTATTTAATTTGTGCGTCTTTCCAATCACGTGGATATAATTTAATGCCACCTTCTTCTTTTGGATACTTATGTTCTAGTTGTCCCCTTAAATGAAAACTGTGTATGAAGTCTGGTTCAAAGTTCCCCGGTGCCCAATCGATGTTTTCAGTTATTTTATATTCAGGATCAACGCACCAAACATGTGTGCTACTAGAGTTATCAAAGTAGTCCCCCGGTGTCGTGCTTGTTAGTACGTTGAATGTTTTTGTACATGCTACTGCATTGTGATGGAATGTTTCTGGAAACCCAATTGGCTTTTTAACTTTTAATGTTACTCCGCCATAGTTCAATTGGTTCCACTTCCAAACATGTTCGTAATTTTTTGTATGCGAGTCTGGCTTAAAGTCAAATATACTATAGTCGGTAACAGTAATGTCTTCTTCGATGAACCAATACATTGATGTATTGCTAGAGATAGCAGACACGTTACTGACTTGTTGTGCAAAAGGTAACTGCTCTACTAGAGCTTCGTTCTCTCCTACATAAAAAATATCATACATCTATTTTGTGTCCTACTACTGCGTTTATATATTTATTGATATGGTCTAGTCCGTTGTCTAGGTTTTCTAATTCACGGAACATTAATTGGTTAGCACTAAAGCAACAATCGTCTCGGTGATGTCTTGCACTAATCTTACACACATGACAGTTCCCTTTTAGTTTCCAGAACATCATTTCCTCTGGAGTTAACAGTGGATCATATAGCCATGGGTTGCGTGATACTTCGGTAGGCGATAGTTCGCTATAGTCGTGGTCCGCAAGTAGTTCTTTAACGTAACCGTTTATGCCTATTGCTTCTATTCGTTCTTTAACTTTTTCGTTAGTCACTTGTATGTACTCTGATGTTGTAATGGTTTGTAAAAGCAGTAGCATCTTCTTTAGTATTAACTATTGGCTGACCTTTAACATTGAGACTCGTATTGAGAACAATAGGACAACCTGATACTTTGTGCCATTCGGATAGTGCTTCATATAGTTCAGGGTGCTGTTTTCTATTAACAGTCTGAACCCTACTCGTTCCATCCCCATGTACGACAGCAGGTATTTCATCTGGACGTTTGCATTTTGCTACAAACTGCATGTATGGACTTTCGTTTAAACCGCCCGGCAGTTCAAACCAATCTTGTACATGTTCTTCTAAAATGATAGGAGCAAACGGTCTAAACTTTTGTCTACGTTTAATTTCATTTACTCTATCCTTAATCTCTTCCCCTCTAGGATCAGCAAATAAACTTCTGTTCCCTAATGCTCTAGGACCAAACTCTGCTCTGCCATTGGCAACTCCAAAGATTTCCCCATTGTTTAAACTCTCGACAAACTTCCTTACGGGCCACTTGCCTTCTATTACAGTTCCTAAGTAAGGAGTTTTCCATTCTACTTTCTTTAATGTATCTGCAAAATGTAAGAATGCCGCGGCACCTAAACTACTTCCAGCATCACCTGGGTTAGGCATTATGTGTACGTCATCGAATATATCAAACAGTTTACTATTAGCAACACAGTTTAATGCACAGCCACCCATGAACACTAAGTTCTTACTATGAGTGTACTTGTAGGCTAACTCCGCGTATTCCATAATTCTTTCTTCACATACTAACTGAGCACTTGCGGCTAAGTCGTACTTAATTTGTTCGTTACCCGGAATGTTTAAATTGTTTATTAAGAAGTCGTCTGGTAAGCCTCTACTCATATCAATGGTGTGTAGACACTCTCCTCTATTCTCTTTAGTAATCTTTTCATGCTTAAACAATTGCTTACGCATCTGTTTAGCGAATATCGGATTACCGTATGCCGCCATTCCCATTAGCACATATTCATCTTCCATAGGCTTCAGTCCTACTCTGGCTGTTACAGCACTATAGAATAAACCTAGACTACTTGGGAAGTTTGTTTCGTGTACCAATTCAAACTTGCCACCTCGTTCTTCATACCTGTATATGGTTGCAGTCTGCACTTCGCCTATTGCATCGATAGTCATTATAGCACACTCGTCGAAGTCACTAGTAAGTACTCCTGCGGCGGCATGACTTTGATGATGTAATGTATGCTGAACTGGAATACCGTCTAGCTGTGGATAAAATCTTTTAAGCCATTGCTCGGCAGTTGGTTCCGTGAACACAGCCTTAACTGCATCCATTCTCAGTTGTTTTAGTCTACGTTTAGACTTTAACTTACTATCCTCATGCATTACTATAACATCTGGCATGCCAAATGTCAATGCTTCTGCCATTAATTCTTTGTGTAAGAAAGGATCGTTCTTCTTTCTACTATAACGTTCGCTGTGACCAGCAAACATAATCTTGCCTTCGTCGACTACACAAACAGACGCATCATGGAACATACAACTTATACCAAGTATTCTCATCTATAAATAAATGGATCTGCTTTACGGATTTGTTCTAACTTATCCTTCAGCATCTCTTCTTCCTCATCAGTAAGATTTAATTCGGGTACATCGGGTACTTCAATTTCTGTAGGGCCTCTAAGTACTTCAGCTTTCTTACTTATTGGATTACCCTGCAAGTCACCGTGGTCGATAATCTCTGTTACCTCTTCGGCTAGTTCGTTTCTTTCTTCTGGCATTATAATTCCTCTATAAACTTTTTAACTTCATTTGCATATAGCGTGTGTAAATGCTTATCTGCGTGGTACCATTCTGAGAAGTGTGAAGCGTTTTCTTCTGTGTCGTACCTTTCTATAAAACTGTCTTCACTCTCAAAGAACACATCATGCGGGAACGTATGCATTAAATGTTTTAATCTTAAATGATCAAACGTCTCTGCTTTTATTGACGCACAATTATTTACCTGTATGTGATCAACTTCGTAAGATTTTAAGAACGAATCTAGCATAGTCATATAAGTTATTTTTTTAAACAGTCCAAAGTTATAGTCTGTGTGATATAACTGCAATGCTTTGAACCATGTAGTGAAGTCGCCAGTGTTTTTGTATTGTTCTGCATCAGATCCGTTTGCCCAATGTATATGTTGATCTTCCCATGTAAACTCTACTCGTTCGTTAGTAGTCCAGCCTACACATACAAGTAACTCCTTTGGATCTCTTCCTTGATATACCCACTGACTAACATAGTCAATAGTGGATCGCATGATGTATTCATTACTGCCACCCGGTGCTGAATGATTTGTGTAGTTAAGTTCAAACGCTCTAGCAAGTTGTCCGGGCCATGCATGGACAATATTTTGTTTAGTAGCCGCAGTTGTTCCTGGGCCACATATCTCACTACCTGCCATATGGCTACAACCGATTGCGTATAAGTGTGTTTTGTCTTTTAAATCCATTTACCAATCCAGTAATTTGTATAAGTCTGGCAGACTGTCTGCTAAACTTTGGTTACGTTTATCATCTAATAACAATGTGTAACGTTTGAATATTTCCATTTGCGTTTCAGCATCATCGTTAACTTGGTCATCGCCCAATGCATTAATAATTCCTAGCACTGTTTGTTTATTCCTTTCATCGTTAGCAAAGTATGTACTAGTATCAAGCCAGTGATGTAATCTACTCTTTGCTTCGTCTCTAATGTTCTTAGGCAAGTTACGAATGTCTAAGCATTTAGGATAGTTGTTCATTAAGAAACTAATGTCTATTCGTCTACCACTTAGTTCAGTGATCTCTTCAGCATAGTCTAGTAAGTCTGTTATATTTAATATGTTATATATTTGTACAACAGGACTAAACAACAAGTTACCTACAACTTTAGAATCAGCATACTCTTTAATATGCTTATCTACTATAGACCATTTGCTTCCACTTCTAATATATTCATTGGTGGTACTGTAGCCATCAACACTTAAACACATCAACACATCTCTAAACTTGACTACTAAGTCTAGGAACCTGGGTTGTATGTTAGTCATGTTAGAGTTGAACACTAAGTCAATGTCCTTAGCAATACCCATCTCTACACATTTTTCTAGTATCCAATATACACGTTGTATAATAGTTGGCTCACCGCCCGTAAAGTATAATCTATTTACATTAGGTAACCACTCCTCTACTGTTGCTAAGAAGTCTGGCTCATCGAACCAAGGGATAGTGTAATCATCGAACTGCTCCCAATGAGTGTTCTCTATTACGAATGCACGTTCTTCTTCTGTGTATATAGTATCGTCTTTTAATTCTTTATATATAGCACTACTGTTTTGGCTCTGACACATTCTACATTTTAAGTTACATAGTGTGCCAAGTCTAAAGTCTAAGTATTGCGGTGACTCCTCTACGAAGTAATCGTTGTTAATACTCTTGTCTATTATCTTTTTAATCTCTGGAGCATTTCTATGGAAGCCCATCCAGTCTTTGATATAGTTTTCTCTGTAACTAGGTATGCCCAAGTCTTCTAATTGGTAGCAAGGCTCACACCCTTCTACTTGGTCGCCTTCTATCATTTGCTTTCTTATCTTACGATAGTGTTTCCCATTCCAAACATCTTCAATCTTATCACCACGGTCTAACATAATAGGATGCTTGTCGTCATTGTCTCGTTTCACTTGCCCACTAGCAACACAGCAAAAGTTAACTGTGCTTGTTGGCTGTGTCATTACATGTATCCAAGGATACGGACAAAATGTTTTACTATAGTCCGTCATGTTTATTGCCTGCTTTAATTTGTTGCATGTCTGACATAAACTGCATTGTGTCACTCTGCTCAAAAAATGGTTTAAGGTGTTCCCATAACTCTGGGAATGTTTCTGCTATACTCTCATCTCTGTACTTGTCACTGAATGCTGTCTGTCTTACAAACTCGTCCATGTGTCCTAAGTAGTGCTCTTGGTTCATATACGATAACGTTGTTTGTATTCTAGGATCATTATGTCCAGCAAACTTCTCTGTTATTGCTCTCTTAACAGACTTAGGTAATGCTTTAGGACTTACATGCTTAGGCTCGTATACCATATTAAAATGTATGTTACAGTCTATGTCGTTCTCTAGTTGCCATGTGAGTATCTCATCCATGTACATAACATTAAACAACCCTACTGTATAAAAAATATTTAACTCTAAGAAGTCGTGTTGATTAAACTTGTGGAAGTTATCTACAACTTCATCAAACTGTTGTGGGTGACGTATGTATTCAAACTGTTTGCCTACACCATCAATACTAAAAAATATTTGTACTCGTTTAAACTCTTTCCAAAGTTCAATAGCATGTGCCGGATATATAGATCCGTTAGTGTTATAACTAATACTTATATCCTTAGCTCTGCCTTTATCAACTAACGATTGTAATATTTCAAAATGTCTTTTAATAAGGAAAGGTTCTCCACCAAAGAACTCCAAGCTCTCCACTTCCTCAATCTGAGATTCTAAGTCGTCCCAGAACGCTTCGTTCATCTCGGGCCACCGTCCTTGCTTCGCCATCATCTGTGCAAACAAGTTAGTCGAGTTGTCTCGTTCTATTTCTTCTGGTACCCATTGGCTACTTGCAAAACTTGTACATATTCTACACTTGGTGTTACATATATTGCCTAGTTTCAAATCCATGCTCTTTGGTTTTAGATGATCCAAGTCTTCTATGTGATGTGAAAACTTTATAAGTTCTCTTAAACGTTTACTTTCTATTCCAGCATCTTCTTCGTTCCAGCAATTGAAACATGCTTTAGGTTTCTCTCCTGCTAGGAAGTCTGTCTTTAAGTCTGCTAGCCATTCGCTATCCCATGCTTGTTTTAATGTGCCACCGTCTGCTAAGTCGATACCAGGAACAGTTTCCTGCATAACACAACAAACAGCAACCGAGCCATCTGTTCGTGCTTCCTGATTAACCCATGGGAGTATACAAAAATGTTCTGGTGTAGCAGTTGACATTACTTAATCCTTGTTCCCATAGATGATATCTACTAACGAGTCTTCGTCATTGTCATCCGGTGTAAAATTATCGTCGGGTGCAATCTCGGCATCAGCATTTGCAAATCGTCTGCGTTGTATGGCGTCCCAATTAATATCTAGCGCCTGTTTTTCTTTATCAGTCATCTTCTCTCCATTGTGGATTTCTTTCAGCATCTCTTTCTACTCTACTCTTTGATAAGTCTACAGCATCATACTGTTCTCTATAAAGTTCAAACTCTGGATGCACATCAAAGAAATCTTCTTTTCTAAACCTGTCCATTTCTTTTACACTTTCTAAAAACTCTACAGTTAAGTGTGTATCGTCTCCATCTAGGAAACTTCTAAATGCTTTAAATGTATTTGTTGTTCTGCCTAACTTGTCCAAATCTTTTATTTCTTCTAGTAATACATCAATTTTGTGCTGTGCTTCTTCTCTTAAATGTTTAGGCATCACAGTTGCTCTTTGGAATGCTTGTCCTAGTAAAATGTTTACAGCGAAACCTTCTATAGTAATAAAGTTTGTGTCAACTAGTTCTCTAAAAAAGTCTGTAATGTTTAATGCATTAAAAATACTTACAGTACAACTAACGTGGAAGTCTCGTATCTCAGGTGCTTCGTCATGTAGTCGCTGTCTGTTTGCAACTAAGTCTTTCCATATAGTTCCTTTACGCAGATACTCTCCACGTTTACCACTAGCATCTATACTAGCACCGATGCCAACAGACTCAAACTTCTTCCAAAGCTCAATAACATCTTGTCCCTTGTATGTGAGCTTACTAAAGTTTGTGTTATAGTAAATTCTCATAGGGGTATTTTCTTTTGTTCTTCCCATGTCAACTAACTTATTCATTATGTACCAATGCTCATCCATTATCAACGGCTCGCCACCTGCCCAGTATATTTTCTCTACTGTGTCTAGGTACGGATCGAATGTTTCTAGGAAGTCTGTTGATCCTTTTTTGATTTGGTGTATAGCCTGCGTTGGCGTTTTATTAAACTGACTGTCCGTTGCATCGTTAAACCATAAGCTACTTAAATCAGGCCCACATGATCTACATCTCATGTTGCAGATATTACTAAAGCGAATATCCATGTACGTCATGTTTACACCGTCAACACTACCATCTTCATGTGTGTTAAGTACTTCTTGGAACTGGTCCTTACCGTACGGGTTATGCTTTCCTTCAATAAACTCTTCGTTACTTCTTATTCTTAATGTCTGATGTCCATGTGACTCTTGCTCGTAACATCTATTACAGTTAGAAAGTTTTTTGTGGTTAAGCATATCCAGTCTAAACTTTTTCAATCCAGGACCATTCCATACGCTTTCTAATGTTGAGCCTTCTTCGTTTAGATCGCCTACCGGAGAATGCAGTTCACTTAAACAACAAGTAAACACTCTGCCATCGGGCCACGGGTGCATGTGTATCCACGGTATCACACAGAACGCTTCGCTTTCCATTAGTTCTTTTTTTGATAGATCTTTAAAACTCATTTGCTTATTACCTTTATTATCAATCCGTTTAAATCCCACTCCCACCATTTGTTTCCTTGGTATGCTAGACTAGGATCATTGTGATGATTATTATGCCAACCCTCACCGAACGTTATTATATTTACCAGCCAATGGTTAGTACTCTTGTCGTTAGTGTCATACGTTCTGTAACCCATCCATGTAAGCCCTTTACCATGACCCCATGTATTAAACGCACCGGTGGCCCAAACACATAAACTTACAGGAGCCAAGTACGCATACAGCACTAGCAATGGATCTATTAATGCTAAAACTACAATGTATACTAGTATGTATCCAAAAAAGTAGTTATGCGAGTGTAATACTGCGTTGTTCTTTAGCCAATCTTTAGCAAGTCGTATGTTATATTTTTCATCCTTTAACCCTAATGTCCAGCTCTTCCACAAGCTCATGTGGTGCGGACTATGAGGATCACTGTCGCTATCAGATGCTTTGTGGTGTTCTCTATGCTTAACTATGTAACCAAACACACTACTTAAACTTGCTAAGGTGCCTGTTACGTTAAGTACATTTTCCCAAAACTTGTTAGTCTTGAAACTCCTATGTGCAAAGTATCTGTGTTGCCCAACGAATATTCCTATGCTACTAAACCAAAAGTAAACAATAGCAGTTACCCACAACAGTTCACTAGGACCTATAAGCAGTACTGCTAGTAGTCCGGCATGAGCCAGCCATCTAAGACTGTCTCCTTTAGTTTTAGTATACGCTAGTATGTTCACTTTGCTCCACTGCATCTACTAACTTAGTAAATGTATTTCTCCATTCGCTGTTATCGTTGTTGTCTAGTAAATCGTTAAAGCGACAAAACTGTTCCCACTTTAATTCATTCCACTCATCGTTATTAAACATGCTAAGTAAAGTGCCTAATTTATGATCATTGCCCAACGCTTGTCTAAATTCTGTATGTATCAACTCTCTTGCCTTAACAGGTATAACTGCAGGACTTAGGTAATCAGGATCATACACGAAGTTCATATCAACTTCTATCCCAATGCTATCGGCCCATTTAAAAAATTCAGGCAATGTAGCATAATTGTAAGCACTCACTGTTTGTGTAATTCTTAATGTTAATGTATCTTGTAATGGTAATAATGTATTAATAGTTTTTAATACGGCTTCCCATTTTGTATTAGTTCTTATAAAAGCATTCCTATCTTCTAAGTCATCAATACTTAAACATATTCTTGCTTCTTTAAAGTGGGGCCATAGTTCTAATGCAATTGGAGGTAGCATAGTACAGTTAATGTTATACCACAGTATAATATCTTTTGCTCTGCCACTAGCTACTAATTTCTTTAAGTAAGTCCAATGCTGTTTAATCAATGTAGGCTCTCCACCATTGATATAAATTACTTCTAAGTTTGGAGCGGAGTTATATAGGTCGTCATAAAAATTATCATCCTCTGCCCATTTAAAATCTTCAGGAAAGTTAAGTCCTAAGTAACCTTTATTTACGAAGTCAGCTTTCTCCACAATGTCTTTATAGTCTTCAAGCCACTTTGAACTACTTGCCGGATTACATGTACGGCACCGAACGTTACATACATTGCCAAGACGAAGCTCGACAAAGCGGAGATCCATATCAATATCGCCACCTTCCCTAGTAACCCCACTCGCCCAATCAAGGGTGTTCTGTGGAAAAACAGATTGTTCATGTATTCGTTTGGACTTGATTCCGTTATCTTCTTCATTGTAACACCTCATGCAAGCCTTTGGCTTTTCATCGTTGAGCATCTGTAGGCGAACTTCTTTATAGTAGTCGCTGTTCATCTGCTCTTCGATATTGTTTTTGTTTAAGTCTAGGAACTCATCGTAATCATCCTTATAATTTCTAGCTCTGTTTTTGCCATCAGTGTGGTCACTGATGCAACACAATGTGATACCACCGTGAGGATGGGTGGCTAAGTGTTGCCAAGGTAGAGGACAATATGTAGAACTCAATTTATCAACTCCCTGGTGCTATGCTGTTTGTAACCATTTGTCAACACTTCCTCATATTCTTTCGTGTAATCGAAGTCTTGTTTTATCAACTCGTGTAACTCGGGAAAGACTTCTGTAAAGTTCTCTTCTCGATAATGGTCTCCTCCTGCTATTTGTGATTTAAATATTTTCCATTTGTTTTCTATACTTCGTTGGTCAAACATTAATAGTTTATCCTCGGAAACTTTTGCTCGTAGTTTTTCATCTACGCTGGCACCATTCTCATATAACGGTGAGTTAAAGTATTTTAGTAATGCTACTACTTCACTCTCATAGTCACCTGACCATGTGTGCTCTTGTAATTGTTGTGTGATTATTTTCTTAGCAAACGCTGGTAGTACATTACATGTAAGCCACTTAGGATAATGTGCAATGTTATTCCATATTTTAAATGTAGGATAGTGTTTGTGGAAGTAATCGTGGAACTCAGGCAAGTACATTATATTTAATGCTGTAACAGTATGTGTTATTTGCATGTGTACTGGATAGTCGCCTGTGTGTAGTTCGTAAAAATAATCTAAGTTCTGTTTGACCTCGTCCCACTTACCAGGGTGCCTTAAGAATTCAAATCTGTCTCCGATGCCGTCTATACTAATACTAAACGATAACTCTTTAAAGTTACTTGCCATACGTTGCAAGAACACAGGGTCTGCTATTGTGCCGTTAGTACTTAACGTCATGCTAATGTTTTGTGAATAGTTCTCATTAATAAGTTTGTCAACAAACTTCTTGAACTCTTTCATATAGAAAGGTTCGCCACCCATAATCTCTAATCGTCTTATGCCAGGTAGCCACTCATCCATTGTAGTCCAAAACTTACTGTTCTCCATATCGTTCATGGGAACCTTCGCACTAGTTTCCCAATACGGTATGTGTCTCTCTTTAGCTTCTGCTAACCACTTACTACTGTAGTTTGCATTACAACTTCTACATGCTAAGTTACAAGTGTTATCAAATATTAATTGCATGTCCATTACTGCTGTAGGTTTAGCAGTCCATTCGAATGTTTCCATCCAGTTAGGGCCATACCAGTTATCGTAGTAGTCATTGTATTGTTGGCGTTTACTGTATTTGCCATTGTCTTCATCGATCCAGCATGTTTCACAGTTAGCTGGCTTACCGCCATCGAGGATCTCATTTCTTATACGTTGATGGTTATGACTAGTAAATATATCTTGTACAGCATCATCGCCTAAGGTGTAGCTTGTACCATGGTGGTCCTGTAGTCTATCTTTTGCGATACAACATGTGCGGATACTTCCACCTGGCTCGTTGCTCAAGTGTGTCCATAGTAATGCACAATATTTTTTATCTTCGCTCATACTGGTCCTGTATTAATTTGCTGATACATAGTCTAGTAGTATCATTGCCTCTGTTGTAGTCACTATACTTATCGTCATTGCTCGTAGCAAACAATATGCAGTTAGTGGCATCAACACCAAGGTCCTTGCACACTTGTTGCTGTACGGCCCTGTACTTTGTTACTATGAAGTCTGCAGAGTATTGCTCTATGCAATGCAGTCCTACTAATGCTCCAAAGTTATTTACAATGCCATGCTGGTTAGCAAATGTTACAGCATCGTCTACTTCTGTTCTTTGGTATCTTACTCCGCACCTACTACCTATAATAGGAAACGTTTTCCCTAAACTGAATGTTACTTCTTCTATACACTTATAATTTAAATCAATTTCCATACCGTAGCACATACCAAAGTATGCACAATCAATTAGTACTGGAACATTTAATGCTGAACATTTCTCTAGTAACTTAATGTGCTGTGGGTGTGCTGTACCAAAGTCACTAAACGGTATGCTTATAATAACAGCATCGCCTACAGTAATTTCATTTGCATCATATATCCACTTCCAATTGTTACCCATAACATTGCTGGCAACCTTATGCATCATGAAGTCACCTTTTAAGAATCTAAAGTTCTTATCATGGTGTCTCATCATAAACATTTGGAATGCTTCACTAGTACCATGTGTCATAGTACCATGCTGAAAGTTTTCTAAACCAGTGAGTGTATTTTCTGTACTGGACCAAATCCAGTTTCGCATTTTATCTACGAACTGTTTCTCTAATCCAGTTACACCGTCAGCAACAAAAAAGTTATTCCATACTTCTGGTTGAGTAACATACTGTTGTAAACTAGCAGTTATCTCTATGTCTTGTATAGCGTAAGCACCCTTCATTCGTCACCGTCCAATTTGCCATGCCCGTATTCATTTTCTAAATGGTATGGCTGATCAGCATCTTTATCATACCAGTATAAACTTTTGTGTGGAGGATCTCTCCAATCATGTTTACTATCTGCTATGTAGTAAAATAATCTAAAGCCTACTCTAAACTTGTCATCGGGACAAGCAATTGGATTAGGATGTCCATGGAAGCCACGTTTGTGATATTTCCAAATGACAACGTTACCCATCTCTGGTAGATAACTTACTACCTTGCCTTGCTTATCGAAATCCCAAAACTGTAAGTCGCCGTTCCATTCTTCTTCCCACTCAGGAGTAAAATATAATATTAAACTTAATGCTCTGTGTGTTTGACATTCTTCATTCCAGTTAAAGTCGGAATGTATTTTAAGACTATCTCCCTTATAACTTTTCATATACCCTGCACCAACTAAATACGGATCGGGTAGTAGGTGAGGAACGTCACATACTTTTCGTAGCCATTCTAAAAACTCTGGACTATGTAAAGCACTAACAAGTTGTCTAGCCACCGGTGCATGTTTTAAATTCTTACACTCTTCCATATAGCTATCGGCTCGGGTAAACGTAGTCCAATACTTTTCAGGTATCGTAATACTCTCTTCATACAATGCGTTTGGGAGACCGTCAGGAATAAAATCTTTTAAATGCAAAGTAGGATAAGGAGGCGTATAACGATATTGTTCGTTAAGATTACGCATTTCCTTTTCGCTACCCCACTTGTCGTGTATGTAGTTTATTATCTTCTGGTCCCAGTTCATTATTTCTTTACCCTAGTGTTACCATAGTGAACAACTTCAACGCCCTCTATGTCTGGAGTTTTTCTCCACGGATCAACAACTATACTACCTAGTGCAAAACTAAGTTCAGTGCCATTACCCGTTCTAACACTTAATGCTTCATCGCATGATGAAGGAGAGTGCTGTTCGTACCACCCTGGTACTGTATCTAATTGTTCGCCGTATGTAACTTGTGGATTATGTGCTAGTAAATATACTGCTGGATTGTTTAATACATACTCCGGTGGCATGTCACCAGTTTGTTCGTCATAGTAATACAATGGATGCCCTTGGGCAAGAACATAGTGACCTACCAGCATACTACTAGAACCACTTTCATATGGCACTAATGGTTTGTATGCTTTACCTACAATAACTATAGGTATGTCATTTGCTAAGTCTAGCAATCTCTTTGCCATGTTCTCTGCCTGCTTTTCTCTCGAAAGCATTACAGCATCAAACAAGTCGTAGCCTAAGTCTAGTTCTTCTGCCATCCAACGTAGTGCGATATTATCTCTTGGGTGACAAGCACCACCATCGCCCATGCCTGGCTTCATGTACCCAGGTCCCATAATACGCCTTCCAGAATTTGCCAAAGCATCACACACAACTTCTGCGTTAATGTTGCCTGACGCTTCTGCTACGTCTTGTATCATGTTAACTAAACTAACTTTTGCTGATATAAATGTATTGTAAAATACTTTAATGCATTCACATTCATCCCATGTACCTATAACATACTTGGGATCGTTCTGCATTATTGTTTTATAAAAGTCTACAAGTTCCTTTGCGTCACCTGTTTCATTTCCATCTTCTGTTCCAATCATTACCATTTCTGGATTAACCATATCCCACTTCACAGTACCCATAGCAATTAAGTATGGGTTGTATATAAAGCGAGTGTTGGGTAATAGTGGTACAAGTTCTTTTCGAACTGTGCCGGGTAAGACTGTGCTTATAAGAACAACCAGTTGTTCCTTTGTTGCGACAGCATTTACTTGAGAAAGAACTTTCTTTACTATTGTGTAATCAAAGTCTTTGTTTGGTAAATGGCTGGTAGGTGCTTTGCCGTCATACTGTGGATCATGCGGAGTAGGTGCGGCTACAAAGATAATATCTTTGCCAACTACAGCTTCTTCCATCGTGTTAACCATTGCAAAGTTTTCAGGCTTTACATCGTTAATATCGTATCCAACAGTATAATGAACTTCAGCGACCATTTCGGCGCAGGCTTGCCCTAGCTTGCCTACCCCAATAAATCCGATTGAGGCCATTATCTATCTCCTAATTTTATTGTGTGTATCGTATACTGTACTATTTATGCAAATTTCTATCAGCTATTATAGAATTCTTGCATTTGTTTATACCGGTCAGTATCTTCGACTACCCATAAATAAGGATCTGTGTTAACTAATTCAAGGAATCGTGCCTTGTTACGTTTTAATTTTGCTTGTACATCTACACTATGATATAGCTGATGTGTTTGTTCTATTGGTATTTGGGCTAATGCAGTAATGTTTTCTTTTACCATTCTCATGCGTTCGCCTGGGTGAGCTGTACTATCATATGTTTCATCAAAGAACTCAGGGAATGTTTCAAAGCCTAAATCTTTAAATGCTTGGAGACACCCTGCATACCCAACAGATAATAACGGTAACTCGTAGTAAGCACTTTTTAAACTCTTCTCAGATACCCAGCCTGATAATGGCATAGTCATTGCCTCGAGTTCCCATTGGTCTATTGAAGTTTCAAATATAGTTGTGTTATTGTTTGGAGGGAATATTGAAAACCCAAACCTGAACTCTTGTGCCCAGTGTGTTTCTGTTGCTATGTAAGTATAGCAATTGTCTACTACATCAGTGTGTATAATATCTTGCCACTCACCAATAGTAGTCATATGATGGTCACCGTCTGCTAGAATACATAAGTCTAAATCATTTGGTCTAAGATAACTTAGATGTGTATGTGGCAGAAGTTCTTTGCGATATTTTATAAATTTTACTATCTCAGTCCTATGTTCTTTCTCATAGTTATTTAAACATACGAATATTTTTTCTCTTCTAACTTCACCGCCAGGACTAACATACAGTTTTAGTTTTGCTTCAATATGTCTGCCTACAATTCTATTAGGATACACAGAGTAGTATTGGACATCTGCCGCCGGGAATAGTTTCTTATGTATTTTTACTTCAGTAGTATTACCTAACCAGAAGTGCAATCGGTCACCGTAAATTTTCTTTAATTGTCGCTTGATTACTTTAGTTCGGTCATGAAGTAATTCCGGCATATCTGCAGAACCCTGGGTTTCGAATACTCTGCTACTATACATATCCCAACCACTTGAAAACAATAAATGTATATTTTTATATTCCTCTATTGTTTCAACAACTTTCATTAACAGCGGACCGTCGTCTAAGTACGAGTTTACACTTAATCCTAATTCTAGTATGTGTGTTATACCACCGTCACGTTTAGCACTAGCTATAACATCGTAAATATTATCGTAATGCACTACCAAAGGAGCTTGTCCAGGCTGTGTGCTTATAAGGTCAGGCATGCTATTAGACCTGCATGGTATGCCGAGTGGTCTGTCATTAGCAAACGTATCGAATGCATCTTCAGGAGAGAAGAGACATCGTACTATGCATAGCAATTTATTACTCATAATGGTTTCCTCCAAATGAGCTCATAGGATGCGGATAAGCCGCTCGATCCACTTCGCCCACACTAGTAAGTTTCATCTCTATAATCATTTTCCAAACATCTGCAATATCGGCAAACCTGTTTCTGTACCAAGCATAATCAGAACCAAGTAAATTCATATATGCCAGTGTAACTAGCCGCACTTCATCTGTGAGTGCTTGATTTATTCTAAGCATTGAATATACAAACGTATCATTTGCTTCATATGGTATGGGTTTTTCTGTGGGAGTAGAATCGCCGGCAGTCTTATCACTAATGTCTAATATATTATGCATCATGACTATTGAATTAGCAACTACCCTTTCATTATTGTCACCTTGCTCTGCAAAACAATTTAAAATTGATATGCACCATCTAGGTGTTATGTTATAAATTATATCGTTCCAGTCCGTTGAAATTAGTTGTCGTAGTACATCAATGTCCCATTCCTCTCTCCTGAGGTCGAAATGTAATCCATTACTATTTCTGGACAAAATAATACATGCTTTAGTACGCACAATTGAGTTAGGGTGATTAATTGCTACATAACTTAATATTTCGATTCGAGTAGAATTCCAGTCTTTAAATCTTGGATTGCTATAATAGTTATAAAAGTACTTAGGCAATACTAGTGAATTGCGTGAGGATCCATGCTCGGCGGTTTCATCATATGCGTCTTTGAACTGCGTGGCGATGCTAGTATGTAAAATTTCATCCCAATTGGTTAAGTCCGGCTTGTTAACATGATTCATGCCGGTCATAAGCTAAATTCTGGTGTGTTGTTTACTACTGTGTTGTATTTAGTTATTAATTCTTGCGTGGGGATAAAACAATGTGTTCCATATACTGCTAAGTTATGGTCTATAATGCTTTGACATTCGGTGCTATTGTAATAAGAATGTATGTCTGCTATATCGATATCTGTTAATCGTTTTATTTCTACATACAGTTTCTTTAAACGTAATAACGGATCAGGTTCAGAATCAAACGAATAGTTTATGAAGTTATCAAACAATTTAAATCCTAAGTCTTGCATTAGTTTATTAGCACCCGCAATCCCTGATATTAAAAACAGTTGTCTAAAGTAAACTGGTTTAAAACTTTTTTCAGTAACATGTCCTTGCATCGATAGTCTCTCGCCATCTAGTTCTATTACTGATCTAACATCGTAGCCATGCATAGTTTCATTCACAATATTAATGTAACTATCATTATAATAATTCTGAGGCAATGAATCTTGCCATATGGCTATGTCGGTTTGTGATAGCGTTATGTCTTGTTGTAACTTAATGTCTTTACCTAAGTACGACACATAACTACTGTCTGGAGGCATTCGGTCTACAATAAATGTTCTGTGTTTCTTCTCTAAATTATTTAAACATAAAAAATGTTTTGTACGTTGATTCGAATGGTGTTCAATTTGTTCTCTATTAAACTGTTTTATTCTATTGAAGTAAACAGCCATGAACTTTGCATCTACATCAGGGCGTTTAGTTTTAATAGCATCTACAACATATTTGTTACACAGGTAAAAATTAAGTCTCTCATTATCAATGTCTTTTACACTATCCAATATATAATCTACAGCATTAAATCCTGCATGTTCATAGTGCCCCAGGTCCCATGTGTTTGAAAACATAAAGTTAACTTGTGGGAAAGGCTCGAATGTTTTTATTAGTTTATGTAATGTATTAGCATCATCTTTAATAGCATGTATGTATATAGGAAATAGTAATAGTATAACAGGCGTACCATTAATTCTTCTTAACTGTTTTTTAATAGGCAAGTTTAAATCAATGGTTTCAGTACGATGGCCCACTGGTGTATAAGTAGGATATGTTCCATCTGCTCCTACATTTTGTGTATCATCATCATGGTTTGTGTGCCAATCTGCGTTAGCAAACTTTGGCCCGGGCGGCTGACTGTCGTTCCAAACATTAGAAAGCTTCGGCCCCATTTCGTAATTACCTAAATTTTTAAATTGTAGAAATACTATCATTGCTATCTCGAGTTATGTTTCGGATCAGGGCGTGTGTACCAATTGTATAATTCCTCGTCTGCTTTATAAATTTCTTCTATTGTTAATGCTTCGCCTTCAGCGCCATCGTTTCTAATAGTAGCAATAGTTTGTTGCCATTGTCTGCCATTAAAGAACTGATCCTCATGTGTATCTGGAAACTGTTCGGCGAACGTAGGAGTGTTTAGTATTGTTTCTAGTTGAGTTATTACTGTGCTTTGTTTCTCAGTTACAATAGGACGCAAATCATCTAACAAACTGTTTACTATTCTATCTAGTATATGTCTGGGCCAACTCATAAATGTAAATACTACGTCAGGATGGAATGCAAACATATTCTTAGTTTCAATTTTAACATTAAGGTCTAGTGAGTACTGTACGAAGTCACGTAAGCCAAATAGTCCAGGACCTGTTAGTGTTAAGTCCATAAGCATTTTACTATCGCCACCAGGACATGCAACACCTTCTCTAAAGTTCTTATCCCACTCTTCCCATACTAAACCTGTGCGTATGAACTCGCCTATCTTTCCTATGCCGTCGATACTAGCACACATAGTCCAGTCCTTTGCTTGTGGCAACCAGTCGTACAAGTAGTGCTTACCAAAACGTACTCTACTTAGGTTACTGTTATAACGTAAGTGTACTTTGCGTAAGTTATCATCTTCGGATAGTCTAGCCATGCTCTTCCAATGTATATCATACATAAGTGGCTCACCGCCAACCCAGTATATTTCTTCCACCGTGCCTGACTTAATTGCTTCCCAAAATTCTTCTTCTACTACTTCCTTTTGAAACTTTTGTATAATCTTTTTATTTTCTGGAACCATGAACGGTTGGCTCTCTGGAGTCCAGTGGTCGTTCTGTCTCTTCTCTGTTTCCCATGCTGAACTAAGTTGCTCACCGCACATACGACATTTGAAGTTACATAAGTTACTAACCCTGTAATCAAAACTAATAGGATTCATTGTAGTAAAGCCATCGTCGTCTGTACTATCGAAGCACTCGTCTATTTTATCTTCAAATAAGAAACCAGTAAACCATTGACGGTATGTACTTTGACTTAGTACACTATCGTTGCACACATTACATTGTGGTATCTCTTCACCTGCCATTAACTTCTTACGGATGTCCATCATATATGGACTGTTCCAATGTTCTTTTAAACTAATAGGCTTATAGTCATCGATGGTCCCGCTCTCTTTAAACTTGCCAGTACTTTCATCATTACTTGCATCGATGTATTGCTTTTGGAATTGGTGTTCTTCTCTACTAGCACAACACATACGTCTCTCTGACTGCGGACTAATATAAGTATGTGTCCATGGAGCAGTACAGAAAACTTTGTTCTCTGAGTCTTCGACCATACTGCCATGAGCCCATTTAGGCTTAATTCTATTACTCATCGTCTTCCCATACAGCGATATCGCTAATGTAAGGACATGCTTCTAATTTGGTTATAATACTTTCGAACGTTTCATTTTGTAACGCTCCTAGTTTAGCTCTGCCTATGGCATGTTTAGGCTCTGTGTGGTCAATGCCATATTTAGAAACTTCGTTGGCTTCACACCATTGATGCAATCTTCTATTTAAATGTGTTTCAACCTCAGCATCAAATACTTGAAACGAGGCTTGATTCAAACCAATACATGCACTACCGGATATTAATGTTTGAGGTTTAACCTCTTTACGTTTTATTAATTCTAAATCTTTTGATGCATAAGCATGACCTAAATCTTTGCCTACGGTAAAGAAGTCTAAAAACAAATCACCTGTATAGTATTGACTTTGGAATTGTGCGTAGTCGTCATCTGTTAATTCTATATATTCTGCTTCTGCATTAGGACTAAAATGTCTTGCTACTATAAAGTATTGCTTCTCATCTAATTCTTCTACTGCAAAGAAACGAGATATGTTTGCTTCTATTTCGTGTACCGTTTTATTTAAACGTTCCAATATCTCTACTTCCGGATGAGATTCTTCTGTATAAACAAAGCCTGAAACTTCTGTTAACTCTACTAATTGTTTTTCAAAAATAAAATGTACTTCGTTTAATTTGTCGTGCATTTCTTTTGTAGTATCTGTTATAGATAACTTTAGATCCGGATCGGCTCCTTGCGAATCTATATCAGTATTTAAACTATTAATTAGTAGTTGCATGTTTACACTTTGATTAGCGTCATACAAATTCCAATGTAGCCATCTATATTCATCAGCTATTGCTGTTTTTGTAATGTTATAAAACTGATTACCAATATGCGTGTCTGCTAGTTTCCAAACAAGTTCTTGGTTGCCACCTTTAAAACTACTCTTGCCTATTACATTAGTGCCACCACTATCCATTACACCTACGGGTGTTGGACTTAAACTCAGTTTGTAGTACTTACTCACTCGTCTACTGCTCCGCCAAGTCCATCAGTGTCTGTGTCCCAACCAATGCTACTACCAGCACGTTTTTTAATATTAGGATTAACTCCTTCTATTTCATTTTCGTATTTGGTATCATCATAGTCATCGTCGCTCTCACCTGTTTGGCGCCCACGTACTTTCATTTCTACAACTTTAACTTCGCCGTCCTCTGTAACAATACGTTTGGCATACAATGTATTAGTTACACCTACACTATCTGGTGCTTGTATGTCGTGGTCATCGCTAATGTCTAATACATCAATGCTGTCGTACCAGTCTACTAGCCTAGGGAATGTTGTTCTAAAATTATGTCCACGTCTCGAATCGTACTGCTCGTAAAACACTTTGAAGTCATGGTCTAACAAGTATTGCTCTGCTGTATTCCTGTGTGGAGTTTTAACAACATCTAAATATTCTATTAGTCTGCTTATTTGATCTTGTTCCCATGCTTGGAGTAATTCTACGCCATGCATATCTCTCTCGCCTTTATTTCGAGTATCATCTAACCACTCGCTAAGTTCATCATGATACATTTTACGCAAGTCATCTGGCAATGTTAATGGACTTTGGAAACTAGGGAAACGTAATATGTTTACACTAATACCCGGAACGTGATGTCCGTATTTTCTCTTCATAGACAATGTCCAATCTAAGAATTGACAAATAGTATCTAAGCATAATGCATTGACAGTCATCATCATGTGTACGCCTTCGTATCTTGCCTCTGTGGCAAAACGTTCAAACTGTGCTGTCCATATTTCCCAATCTAATCCGTCTCTGATATATTCTGCTTGGGCACCAAAGGCTTCACAACTTGTATACACATGGAAGTGGTCAATGTGTTGTGTAGCATCAATAAACTTGTTTAGTAACCCAGGCTTAGCCATTAAGTTACTGTTAATAGCCAAACGCATCTTCTTAGCATTGGGCTCGTCTGTTTCTTTAAACCAATCGAACAGTTTGTAGATACTAGGAGTCATTAATGGCTCACCGCCAGTAACACGAATCTCTTCTAGCTCTTTACTTAGCTCGGGCCACCATCTCCAAAATGCATCTACATAAGGATTGGCTGTACCGGCATCGTACGGTTCGGCATACGGAGCATCATCGATAAAGTGACCTCTTGCATCTGACTTAATACCTTGATACCCACCATTGGTTCTAATGTCTTTAACCCATGTACTACTAAACGCAGGATTGCAATAACTACATGCTAACTGGCATGTTCTATCAAATGCAACCTCACAGGTTTTTAAATTAACATCAGCGTTAGGATCTAACGTTGCAATGTGTTGTAAGTCTCTATCTTCATATATAACTGTTTTATATACTCTGTCGGACACAGCTTCATTGCCGTCCGAGTCTTGCCCCATGTCTTCAATCTTCCAACAGTACTCACACTCTTTGGGCCGTGTGCCTTCCTGCATCATTTGACGCATCTTCTTTTTGTGTCTGCTGTTGTGAATAGCACTAGGGTTTTCTTTAATGTCTTCTAAATCTATTTGGTGTGCTGGGGGATGATGACAACTAGTTGTTCCACCATGGCCCAACCATATAGTAGCATTGTACCATTTGGCGCCGCAAAAGGAATCTGATACTGGATCTATCATCCTTGCTTTAAATTCTCTGTGAGTCTCGTCTACCTTCCTAACCATTATAATTTCCTACGTCGAAGCTCAAGCTTCTTACCTGTACCTGATTATTTAGTCCTATTATCCATTCTAACATCTCCGCTACACTATCAGCAGTCATCATATAATCTTCTGCAAAATCTTTAAGCCATGCTGTGCTATCAGTGTCAACCATGCCTGGCTTAATGTTCGTTACTCTGCACTTACCTTTCTGGAACTGATTACTTAGTTGTAAACTTGCCCAGTCGAGTCTTGCTTTGTCACTAACATACGGAGTCCAGTCTTTGTTGTAACCCATCTGTGCAAAGTTATGTATACTGTCGCTACTTGTTGCACCCATATTAATTATTTGCCTAGGCTTGTTTTCCCATGCTTCATAGAACAGGTATAGTAGTCTGACTTGGCTACCGGGTGCGTATGCGTTGTTAACGAATATATCAGCTTTCCATTCTAATGCTTCTTTAACAATACGTTTGCAAGTACTCTCTTTCATAATATTGTAGCCATTGCTTTTACTAAAGCCCATGACTTCAATACCCTGAGCTTCTAGCCTTTCAACTAGATACTTTCCGATGCCCCTTGTGTGTCCTGTTATTGCAACTCTTTTTGTGTGTGCCATACTACTATTTACCTGCTTTTTTCTAGTTATTAAACAAATCTACGCTTTCCCAAGGTAAATCATCTTTACCGAAGTGCCCGTAGTTAGTTGTCCTTGTTAAGTCTAGATTAAACAAATCAAAACGTTTAATAATTCCTAGTGGTGTTAAGTCAACATTATCACGGAAGTAGTCTTCAAACTCCTTTCTAACAATGCCATCTGCGTACACATATATACTAGTAGGTTCTTTAACACCGATAGCATAACTTAGTTGCACTACACAGTTTTTAGCCTTGCCACTAGCAACAACATTCTTTGCTAAGTAACGTGCCATGTAAGCACCGCTTCTGTCTACTTTAGTACAATCCTTGCCACTAAATGCTCCGCCGCCATGTGGGGCATAGCCACCGTATGTGTCTACAATAATCTTACGTCCTGTAAGTCCTGTGTCTCCATCTGGTCCACCTATAACAAATTTACCTGTAGGGTTAATATGCCATACTGTTTTTAGTACGTCTACTTTATCTTTGATAACCGGCAATATAATGCCTAGTACACGTTCTCTTACTTCGTCTATGCTTAGTTCGTCGCTATGTTGAGTACTACATACAACTGTCTTAATGTATGAAGGCTCTCCTAGTTTTTTGTATGCAAATGTTACTTGACTCTTTGCATCCGGTCCTAACCAATCTGCACCGTTGCGTCTTGCTTCTTCTAGTGCTTGTAGTATTTTATGACTGTAATGTATTGTGCTAGGCATAAAGTTATCTGTTTCGTCACATGCGTAACCAAACATAATACCTTGATCTCCTGCTCCAAAGTCGTCAGTGCCTAAGGCAATGTCTGAACTTTGTCCATGCAGTTCGTTGTATACCACTAATCTTTCCCAATGGAATCCGTCTTGTTCGTAACCAATCTCTTTTACTACGTTGCGTATTAGTGATTCAACTTCCTCTTTACTAATGAGTTTGTCTGACTTATATTCGCCTGCTACTGTAACCATGTTAGTTGTAACTAATGTTTCAACTGCCGCTCTATTATTAATGTTACCATCGATAATAAATGTTGCTACTGTATCAGAGATTAAGTCGGCTATTTTATCCGGATGTCCGTTACTCACGCTTTCGCTTGTGAATTCGTACATAATCCTCTCCTGTTGTTTACTTCATATAGAAGTGTTCTATTTATATTATAACATGAATTGCTTAATAAATCAAGCAACAAATAATCCTTTCATGCTTTTACCTTTTGACATATCACCGTTGAATGTCATTTTGCCACCCATAACTAATTTAACTGGGTCAGCGCCTTTAGTAAACATCTCAATCATTGTATCTTTGCTAACAAATCCTACAGTGATGTCTGCTTTATCTAAATGCTCGTTACACAGAATACATTTCTTATCGTGTACACTAATAGAAAACTTACCATTAGTTTCACTAATAACATTAACGTTAATATCAATATCAATGCCTTCTGATTTTTCTTTCTGAAATTTACCTTCTAAGTCTGTTTTAATTGTGCCAAAGTCTAACATATTATCCTCCTTTTGGATATTAAGTTTTTCATAGCAATGCTTCTGCCTCTTCACATTGTTGCCAAAATTGATGCATCTCTGGAAATGTTGCTAAGAAATTTGTGTCTCTTCTTGCGTCATGTTCGCTAAAGAATTTAAAAAAGTCTGCTCTGTCTCTTCTTAACTTATCACTATCGATGTCTTGTTTCATTATATCTAAGTTACGTTTTGCTTTAGCAATTTCAAAATCTTTAAAACCTCTGTAGTCTACATAGTCTTCAGTTGCTTTGTTATCTTCCATAAATTGAATTGCTTCCTGCATGTAGTCACAATACTCGCTAGGTAGTACATGTATACTTTGCCATGCTGGTGCTCTAAGCAATGGAATGTCAAACCATATACGTTGCTCCGGAACTTCCCAACCCATTGCAAACTGGTTCTCTTTACTCCACTTATCTCTAAGGTCTAATATTCCTTGTAGGAATTCTGTAAAACTTGTAACACTTAAACAGTTAAACGTGTTAATAAAATTAATACTAGTAAATCTAGTTTCGTCTAAAAACCTATGACAGTTATTCCACACAGTATCAAATACCATACCATTACGCATATACTCTGCTTGTTCGCCCCAACCATCTAAACTACAAAACACACTAAAGTTATGATATGCTTTGTCGTTGTATTCGTAAATATATGTGAAACTATTGTTATCCTGTTCTTCGCATTGTCCAACTTGCATAAACGTTTGCGGTATCTCTTCTCGTTCTATTACTGCTAAGTTGCTGTCGTGATAACGTTTTGCATCAGCGCCAATTATAGCATGATCCCATGTTTGCCAATCTGTGCCGTCTAGTGGATCTGCTACATATACTTCTGCACCATGTTGTACATTATCTAATCTCTTAACTGAATCTAAAAACTTTACAAACAATGCATCGTTGGCAGGACACATGTTTGTTGTTATACTTAATTCTAAATCTTTATTTGGATTTGCTAATACATAATCTAATACTTTAAAAGTATTCTTATCCATTAATGGCTCACCACCAGTCATACGAAACACACGAAGTGTTTTATACATCTCGGGCCACCACTTCCAAAACGCTGTAACGTATGGATTAAGATCCTGTTTTACTTTTAATGGCATTAAGTTTTTTAGTGCAAGACTGTCAATATTATTATGTGGAGCAGTAGTTGGATATTCCCCAAACTCGTCTATCTCTTCTTGCCATGCTGTACTTAAATGTGGAGAACAATAACTGCACTTGAAGTTACATGCTTGATTAAAGTTTACTTCTACATAACGTGGATTGATGTTGCCACTAGCACCAGCATCTAAAATATCTTCTTTACTTTCTTGTGCCCAATACTCGCCACTGCGATATACTCTGTCACTTCTTGCACCCGTATCTTCTATGTCCCAACAATAACTACAGCCATCTGGTCTCTCGCCTTTAAGCATTTGTCTGCGTTGTTCTTTCTTTTCTTTTGTGTTATGTAGTGCTGTTGGATTATCTTTTAACTCATCTAACGGAATTGAATGTGTAGGCGGATGATAGCAACTGTGTGTTTGACCATTTGTTAAGTGCATAGATACCTGAGACCATTTAGCATAACACATGCTAGGACTAATATTATCTAGTTGCTCTTTAGCCTTATCAGCGGCTTGGTCGTATATGCTCATACGGTAATTCCGTGCGTTTTGAAGAACGATTTCATGAGATGGCTGATTAATGTTACTTCACCATTCATAGTTTCGTATTCGGAGTCATCCAGATCTCCATTGATAATTCTAGCAGTTGCCTCAGCCCAGAGCTCTGGTGCCTGGTCCATGCCGCCAGGACATATTCCGTATGCGTTGTTGTTAGGCTCGATTGCAATACATTTCATTAGTTGTTGCTCTGCCGATCTAAGATACCTGTATGAAAGGTTCTCGAAGCCATACTCTCTTCTACCCAAAGTAACAGAACTAGTGATAAAAATAAATTGTTTACAATGACTTAAGATATCATATATAGCTAATTTGCCATACATTGTTTGTTGTAGGTTGTCGTCATTTTCCTTTTTAAAAGTTTCAACATGATCTAAGTAATATGTGTCGGCAACATTCCTACGCTTATATTTTGGTGTAGCACCACCAACAACTCTCTGATTAAATACTACCACATCTGGATCAGGGTATTTACTAAACTCTGTTTCCATCTGTGCCGGGTCAGTATAGTCGAGAGTATCTCTACCTAATTTAATAACGTTGTGTCCGGAACCCGTTAGATAGCCAGCAATTGACAAAGGATATTGTGTTGTGGATCCTATTAAGTATATAACCATGTTAGTTACAGCAATCCTTTTTCTAAAAGTTCTTGTATTTGTTTTTCTCTAACCATTGCACCCCAACGTTTAGGATTAACAAAAGTCTTCTTAAAGAATTTACACATGTTAGGATTTGGATCGAACAACATCATATCATTAATTTCTTCGTTTAATGTTACACCGATATCCTTGATTGCTATCTCTAACATCTCAGGATTATGTGATACTTTAGTGTAAGGGCAAACGACATTGCCTGGGAAACGTGGTAGCACTTGGTTACTAAAGAAATCACTAAACCAGTCATAGTCTGATATTAAATTAGTATCCCATTCAGTTAATACAGTCATTTGGCATCCAAGCCTTGCTCCGTATATAGCCCACATGCCGTTGTCTATATCACTTCCAATGTTACACCATGTTTGTAATCTGTTATAGTTCTGCCACCATATCTTATCTTTAAATTCATCTGGCTTTACACGAACACCTTGGTCGGTACTCATTTTAACGCCTTCTCTAAAGCCTGCTCTGAAGGCTTGAAACGGACTTGCTGTTTGATGTACTTCACTGAATGTGTCGTTAAGTTGTATGTAATCTAGCTTCCAACAAAACTCCATACCCTCACCATCTTGTGCGGACTCATGAGTGTTAATTGTTTTAGTATATTCTGTGGGCCAACATTTAAGTCCACCATTACCGTACACTAAACCGTTTAGAATGTTTTTAGCATTCCAACTAAAAATACATTTACTGATATCATTACCATCATGATCTGTCTCAGGAACATCTAATACTTGTTCGAAGAAATCATCCATAACAATATTGTCACCGTCTACTGTGATAAATCGTTCTGTTTCTGATTGGTTAGCACATGCCTTGTGAGCGGCATCGAATCCTGTAACTCCGTGTACTCGTTTAGCCCATGGGACCTTGTTTAACAAGTCTGCCCAATGTTCTTCTGCATTTGGCTCGTCATAGCTGATGTAAAAGATATCTAATTCTGTTACGTCTATTTTCGCCATATGATGTATCCTGTGTTAGTGTAGTTTATACTCTAACGTATTTATCATATATTTTGGAGGTGTATATACTAATGTCGGTAAAATTAGCAAGTGTATGGGGTAATGTAACTGTTTTATCTTTGTGTAATGCAATACCGTCGACTATAAATTTCTCTATTACAAAATGCGGGTCGCCTTTTTCTGTTGCATAAAATTTTAAATTATGCTTTGTTTTATTCTTTTTAATTGTGTTAGCATGTATCTTTACTGTAATCTCTTTTGCAGTCAGGCTTACTTTTACATCAAACGCACTACCATTAAAGCCTACGTAGGATTTAACTTCAGTTAAAAAGTTTCCGTTAGTAGTAACTTTGTCACTAGTGTAAGTCTTTAATATAATATGGCAAACACCATGTTCATCTCGTTCTATACTGAACTGGGCCATTCCCTTTTTACGTTCATCAATAATTTTACAATCAATAGTTTTAAGTTCTGCAACAGCATTGTCACCGATAGATTTTGCTTCAGGCGGCTTAGTACTTTTATATAATATGTCACCATCATCATTGTATACCAAATAAGTAGTATCGTTTTCTGATGCAATTACTTTTGCTAAACTACCTTTCTCTTGTTTAAGTAGAGCTAATCGTTCACCTGGAGTCATAATGTTTTCCTATTGGAGATAGTCGCTTTCTAGCTGTGCAACCATATCCTTTGTTAGCCATTCCTTTGAAACATAATGAAACGGGTGTGTTATTTGGAAATTGCCTATCTTAAAATCTTTGTAAGACTTATAATATGTAGGCAATGTTTCAGTCCAATCGGTGTGTACTAAACTTGTTGGAATATTTTGTACTTCGCTTTTCATGTGTATAAACGTAGGTAGTTCTGTCATGTGGTCTGCTGTACACTTATCTTTTATTCCTAAGATATGCATAGCAAGGCTGAATGCCACATCTGCACTTAGCCAGTCTGGTTTTCCTTTTGGCATATACTTAAAGTACATACGTTCCCAATTATGGAATATAATCTCTACCATCTTGAAAAACTCTGTTGCAAGGTCTGACTTTTTAAAATAAAAGAATGCTGTATAAACATTTGGCATATCATTTAGTTTTAAGGACTGCCTGTAGTGTGTATCGTATACATGTTCGTCTCTATATGTTTTTACATTAGTACAAGACCATATATCCTTTTGTGCTAAAATATCCCACCACTGACTTACATCTGTAGGGAACAACATATCCGTGTCTAGTATTACTGTCTCATCATACGGAGTCATGTAATAGTATTTCCACTTGTTATTAATTTTCCATTCTTTATCTTCAGCATCATCTTCCCAAGGTATATCCACAATGTGATCAAATACTTTTTTGTGTTTTGCTGTAATAAGTTTTTTAGTCCTAGCGTCAATACACACCGTAAGATTGTTTACAATGCCCTGTGTTAGCTTTAAGTTCATTGCGAGTGCATACGCCTGCTCTAGATAATCTACAGTGCCGTTGTTTTGTGCTATTACAATGTAACCCTTACTCATTTTCTAATAATCTCTGTGTGTCTTTCCAGTTTGTAACTGCGAACACTTGTTCTGGTTGTAGTTGTACTGCTAGAGGATAATCATTTCCTGCAGGGTCAACTCTGTCGCCATAAAATTTAATTGAGTCTATGTCGAAGTCTTTTAATATTTGAGACTTATCACATCCCTTTTTAAATATATCTATACCTGTCTCACCGCCAACTTTTGCACTTAGCTCTGGGAAACGTGTATTAAATCTTTCAGCAATAGCAGTTCTTTCTTGCACTATTAAATCGTATTGATAGTAGTGTTCTCTTTGTTGTTTGTTTGCATGTCTACCCACAACACTAAAGTTAACCATGCCGGTTCTCTCTTCTATGTGTAAGCCTGTTTGTGTTTGCCATTTGCTGTTATCTAATTCGTTTACTAGAAAGAAGCCTGATTCAGCTGGCAACTTCCAATCATTATGACTAAGTTGCTCGTCTTTAGCATACACATCATTACCACTACAGTTATAAACTCTCATACATGCGTTGTAAACTTCATCGCCAATTTGTTCTATTGTCTTTGGTCGGTCACTGCCTGTTACTAAAATTACACTATGGGTTTTAGCAAACTCTAAAAACTGTTGTTTAAACTCAGCGTCTATTGTTCCTCTACTAGGAGTTAGTGTGCCATCTACATCAAAGATATAATTCATGTGTGTGTTACTTCTTTTTTCTTTTATTGAACTGTTTATTAGCATTACGTTGCCAACTCCATTCGAAGAATTTACTAATTGCGTTGCTTATCATTCGTTGTAATTCAAACATCTTTCTTCCACGTTGAGGGATCGCCCCAACTAATTAAATCGTTTATAGCAGACTGGCATCCGTGAATGTAATCTCTATCTTCTTCGCTTAGTACTGACCAAGCGTAGGTAACTTTGTCTATCATCGCTGTTACTTCTTCTGGATGATCCAGGTGATAGTTGCTTTCCATACATGCTTGAATCTCATCCATTCGCTTGTCTAGTTTTTCTCGTAACTTCACTTTACTGGTTTCCAATCTTCTTTAAATAAACAAAATCTAGTTTGCCCATCCTTTGTTTCGTACACAAACTGTGTTGCTAATAGTTGTACAACTTTGCCCGTGTTAGTTCTATTAAACCCAGACTCGTGATGCACTATAACATCTTTAAGATTTGGCTTTTTCATCTTGTTCCTCTTCTCGTAAGTCTTCGCCTTCCTTACCTCTAGTGCGATTACCGTCCGAATTTAATTCTGTTAAATCTTGTTGCTTGTTTTTTTGATTGTGTTCTTCTTCACATGACATGGCTTAGTAACTCCTTACTTACTCTATTTATCGCCCACTTGTTCATAACATGTATATCTACGCCACGCCATCTACATAACATAAAGTCGCCTAGACTTTTTGGCTTCTCTAAGTAGAATATTAATTCATTTTTCTCTGGAGAGGAATGTACATCGTCGGTATCAAATGTTTTATAAAGTGCAGGCACCGGAAGTTGTGGAACTCCTTTCTCTACAAATCCGGATAGCATGTGTGCGGCTACACTAAAACTGTAATCATTACGATATAAGCCACCGGGCCATCTGTACAGTTCTTGGTAGTATTGAGTGTTGTCTCGTACATGTCGTACGGTATTAAAAAACTGTTGTGCATAGTTAGACTTTTTAAAGTAAACTACTGTAGCCCAATACATAGTGATGCCAACAGGACTCAAACGTTTAAGTGAATCGTCATTACGTTCTGACATAATGTCTTCGTAGTTCCAGTTCATCATTAATTCGTTGTCGTGTCCCCAACACTGATTTAATACATCACTCATAACTAAGTAGTCTGCATCTATTAGTATTGTTTCATCATATGGACTTAGGTCGTAAGCATCACATCTATCTATGTTATAAAACGGAAGTGATGTACTTTTGTGGCTCGTATCTTTGTATGAGCGTCTGTTAATGTTCTTGAATGCTTTGTCTTTAGTTGTTATAACAATATTTGATATAGCATTGTGTATGAAATCGTAACCCATTTCATCTAAGTTATAATCATAACTGTATTGGTTTGTAACAACTGTGATATTATCTATACCTAAGTTTTCTTTGATATAGTATGCATTTATAGTTGCTAACTTTAGATAATCTATTTCCTCATTGTTATGAGCAAATATTAATATGCCTTTACTTGGAGTTGTCATCAAGTTCCATATCCACCAGCTTATGAACTTTTCTGCTTTTCTTTATTTTGGAATATTCGTAATGATATTCGTTGGTAGCTTCAAAGTACCTTGATAGAATCTCTTCTAAGAAATCATCTAGCCCGACAATTTCAATTGGATTGTTATACACATCTAACAGTACTGCTTTAGTGTGCCCTTGTGTTATTAATGTCTGTACAAACGATATAAGCATTTGAGAAATCTCAAACGTACCACCGTTAGTACTGTAACTTAATAGTGTTTGCACTTTAGATCGAAGTGCGTTGTGTTGTACGTTTAGAGTTAATCTATAGTTCGCGAACTCTAATGCTTTGGTTAATTTAGAAGTCATAGCTATATTTATCAGTCAAAAAAAAGCCAGTTACTGTGAACTGGCTTTTAAATTTATATCTTATTACAAGTTACTTATTGCTGATGTACCAGGTTGTGCTAATGTTATACCATTGTTTGCTCGTTTAGTAGTACAAGTACTTGAAACTGTACCGTCTACACTATCAACATAACCGACTGAGTCATCACTGTTACCGTCAACACCATCCGCTCCAATACCATCGCCTAATGCGTGATCATCTCTAAGTGTTGCTTTGAATGTTATAGCTGTTGGGTTAGTAGTGCTGTTAACTTTAGCAACTAATTGGTAGTAGTTACTTGCATATGAACTAGAACCATACTTGATATACATCTGTACATACGAAGTAGTCAATTCATAAAAGCCTTTACCGGCACTTGTACCTGTTGAACCTGAACTAGTTAAGTTGTTCAAGTTAAAAGTAAGTGTGCCCATTGCACTTAATAGTGCTGTCCAGTTACTATTCTGTGAACCAATTGTTCCTGCGGCTGAACCTGATGTTCCTCCTGACCTTGAAGAAGAAAAATTAATTTCTCCACCTGCATTAAAGAACGCTCTACATTGTGCTTCACTGGCAAAGCTCACTGAAAATTCATGTGTTACTTCTGGTGTTGATGAGCTTCCCCATCCTGATGTTCTACTTGAGGTTGCTAACGATTCTGAAGTTAAACTTCCACTTGGTACACTAAATCTGCTATCAAAACATGATTTAGCATCTGCCATTAAGTTAGACCAGTCAGTTGATGAAATACCATCACCTGCCGCTGAATCTGAAGTACTTGAAGAATTTAATGTTAAGCCAAGGAATGTACCTACCGCTTGAATCTCATCCTGTAAATTTTTATATCCATTGTCTGTGCTACTTGCTCGGATAAGCTCTCCGCCTGCCGCATCCAACGAACCAATTGATTGGTCGTAACCATAAATTGAACTTGCTGTGTATGTGCCCAATGTATGATCTGCAGGAGTACTTAACTGCCTGTAGACATTGTTTTTCATTCCATCGTAATCAGCGTTACCGATTACATCACCAGCGACCACTTGGGTCATTGTGTGTCCACCGGATACTGTTAAAGTGCTTCCACTTGCCATATTAAACTCCTACTAGTTTCTTACTTATATTTATCTATCTAACACCGATAACTGCTTCTACTATGCCTTCACCGCCGTCATTTTTATCTTCTAAACTTCTTCCTACAATAGCCCTTGTGTCATACTCATCTTCCATACTTGCCCATGCAACTCCTGGAACATCACTAGAAACTAAACGTTGTCCTTTCTTAATTTTGCCAATTACTTTAACAGGTACTCTTCCTGCTAATGCTACTGGTAAACCTTCTGCTTCACTGTTCATTAAGTAAGCAGGGTTTGTTGATATAACACCAAACACATCTGTGTCTGCATGTTCTAAAGTCATTGTAATTTCAGCATCGCCACCAATTTTAACTACTGTGCCTGCCTCGTAAGTTGCGTCAGCTGAGTATATCTCCGCCATATCCGCGTACTTAGCCGAACTTGCCACACCAGTAAATGTTGTTGCAAATACTTCTGCGTATTTGAGACTTGCTGAACCTAAGCTAACTGCATTATCTGTTGCTGGTGTAATATTATGTGTATGCGTGTCTGCCGCATCGCTTCTTAAGAAACTTGCACTACTAATACTATCTAATGTATCAGCGTCTACGTTTAAAGCATCGATTACAGACTTAGTTACTTGACTGTCTACATACCCTTTAACTGATTGTTGAGTTGGAATAAGTGTAGCACTATTGCTAGACATATTATCTTCGTCAACGAATGCTGTTGCAGTAATTGTACCATCAGATAATGAACCAAACTTAACAGTAGTTGAACCTGCATCAACACCTGCTGTTGCGAGTAGCTCAGATGTAAATGATTTTGCACCACCTAATGTTTGCGTACCTGTTGTTCTAATAACTGTGTTGTCTACAGCAACTGAACCAACTACTCCGCCGTTGTATGTAAAGTCTGCAATACCATCGCCGTCTGTTAGTGCATTGCTTAACGATGTATTCTGTAAGTTACCTGTACTAGCATCAAAAATAACTGTGCCATCTGTTGCTTTTAAGTCAAATCCTTTAACACCGTTAGTAGTAATATTCTGTGTAGCTGTTACTGATACATTACTTAAATGTGCTGTATCCATCGGGTTAGCTGTAGAACCAATTGTTTCAATTGTGTCTGCTCCAAATCCTATAATACTTCCCGACATGTGAATGTCGTCTACATATAATGTTTTAACAGGCTTTGATGTTGTACCAACTGAAAGTTTTGATTGACCGCCAGCATCAGTAATAGTATGTATAACTTGATCAGCCGCTGATGAACTACCAATTGTAATCGATCCGCCTAAAAATGCATTATTAAATCGTTGTGTTGAAGTACCTAACGAAGCAGTATCTGTATTAGTTGGAATAAGATTTGTACTACCTGTGTGGTAGAAGCCTGCTGATGGAGTTATGGATCCGGAAATTAGTAATGCATTAGCCGAGGTAGCCGAAGTGGCTAAGTCCGCTAATGGTACTGATGTATCACTATATGCTCGTCTTAAATTCATACCTGGCTTAATAACTAAGCCAATACCTAAACCGCCCGAGTCATTAAATTCGCTGGATAAATCTACAGATGCACTGTCGTTATCTCTATAACTCGTTCCTAATGTAGCGTCTGTTACAGTGAACTCTACGTTATCACTAAAGATAGCCATAACAGTTTCAAGTCCTGACGGAGTACCAAAAGCGGTACCACTGTCATTAACATATACTAAGGCTATAACTGCTCTTTTAATACTGTTGTTGTCTGTTAAATATAGTGTTCTTAATCTTGTTCCAAAGTTAGGACCGCCTGACTCTGATTGCCATCTACTTGTTACAGTACCTGGGTATGAAACTTCACGCCATGCTGTACCGTCATATAATTTTTCTTTGTTGTCAACTGTATCGAAGTAAGTTGTGCCGGCGGCTAAGTCTGATGTCGGGGCCGAAGAAGCAATGAGAGGAGTTTGCCTTCTCCATGCCGTGCCATCATATACACGCATAGTGTTGTCAGATGTATTATACCAATGCTGACCTACTAATGCTGTTTTGCCTCTAGCAACTGGATTACTAGTAGAAGCAAAGTTCTCTAGCATCCATAAAGTGTTTTGTACGAAAAATTGACCATAGCCTGATACGTTCCTGCCTACAAGTGCTACACCATACTTAGTGCTTACCTCACCTGTTGCGACGGTAATAGTACTGCCTTCGTCTGTCGTTTTTACTGAATACGTCATTTCTTAAATTCCTCTAATTTAATTGAACTCGAACCGTATAAACGATTTCAATTTCTCTGTTTTTACTTTTTTGTACTGGGTGAAATATAACATGTGTCAGTAATATACTGTCGTCAATATCATCAGCATAAGATAATAATCCTAACTCGTCGAATACATACGATCCATCTTGTGTTGTGCTGGTGTCAAATGCATCAGCATCACTTGGTTCGTTGTACCCCAATGTACAAGTAATTTTTAAGTCAGTGTAACTCGGTCCTGGGATAACTTCGATTTTATCCGTTGTCGTGTTATTACTAACTACTTTTTGGTAAGTCCTTGAGTACAATGTTCCACTGCTCTCATAACTTTCGCTAACTCTTGGAGATTTGTAAATTACTTTACCTGCTGTGTCGACACTGGTTGCTCCGTTGCCAAAGCCCATCCATTGAACATAGTAATTACCTAATTTATCTGTAATTGCCCTAGCAATCATATTCGCCATGTTGCCATAGTGAATAGCATTACGTTTGTTTACTAGTTCTTCGCCAGTTTCTTTATCCTTAATAAGGATATGACCTGACATTTTTAGACCCATTGTATCATCCACAGGACTCTCCGCTTGTTCTTGGTTAATTATCTCTTTATCTTCCATGCTGTTATTTATCACTTTTCTTTAAAAATAGTTTTAATTAAGTACCTTGTATGAATCCTACTATACTATTAACGTCAGTTGAGCCCGATGTATCACTTAAACTTGTAGTAACATAGGAACTATCACTGTCATCTGCTAACCAGTTCAGGTCTTGTGGATCTCTATAACCAGCCAATTTAATATTTTGTGTTTCTTCACCGTTGTATACTTTACTGCTTACTGCAATAATTGGGTTAGCCGTTGTACCTCTAGTACCACGTATAATGCCTAGCAACTTATTACTTATTGAGTCAATGCCTGTATACTCTATTCTTTCTGAGTTAATCCATATAACACCTTTATTACTAGCGGATGCGTTTGGTAAAACATCAGCATCTGCTACTGTAATGGTAGTATCCCACTCATTAACTATTGCTGTAACTGTTGTTAATCCTGATGTCGAACTTCTATAAAAGTCTGTTCTTCCAAATAGATCCATAAACACAGTATGTCTAACTGGTTTAGAACTTGCTGTTCCTATTGCAATATTGCCATGTGAAACGTTACTTGTATAAACATTCATAACTAATGTTTCAAATGGTTGTATAACAATAAGTTCTTCTGGTCTGTCTGGTCCGTATCCTGACTTAGTAAATGTTACTGCATCAAATCCGTATACTGTTTCGTTGTTAACTCTATAGTTTACAGCGCCTTGACTATCGGTATCAAACACACCGTGGAAGTTATTAACTGTTACATCTTTATCCCAAACTTCTTCATCCCATGCAAAGAAGTCAAAGCCTCTTGTATTAGTGTAGAATGTAGTTGGGTGTGTGCCTGGAACAATATCCATAAACACATTAGCATCTAATATCTCGCCGTTAAAGTCTCCGCCAACTGCTGTCTTAACTAAACTTAATGTATAGTTTAGGTTGCCATCGTTAACCATGTTAGTCATAATAGCTTTATTAGTTGTTATAGTTGTATTTGCTCCTGCGCCAGTGCCGTGTGCTGAATCCATAGCATGTACAAATGCTGTTCTAATATGTGTATTGAACTTAAACTCTCTGTCACTTGCTCTCCAATTAACACTAGTGTTGCCCATTGCGGCTTCTGTTGTGCCTTCAATACTTATAATGTTTTTAGCAATACTTTCTTTTAATGTTTCTTTAGCAGGGTTAAAGCCGTGTACTGATTCAAAGTCAAGTACATCACCTACTTGTATTCCACCTAATGTTGGATTGTCTGTGTATGCTTTATTAAACACAATTTTGTTATCTGCAACATTATATGTCCAGTTAGTAACTGCGCCGGCTAGTAACGTACTAGCACTAACGTTTGGTACTACTACGTCATTATGCCTAACTGTTAAACTAGAAACATCACTTGCATCAGTAATGTAAGGTATGAAGTTAAATGGTACTTCAGTTAAGTTACTGGATGCTATTACTCGCTGTGTCTTTGTTGTAAGCGAATTTTGATACAAGTCTGAATTAACTCTATCAATTATAATCTTAGTGTTTATTTTTCTTACTGGAGCATTACTACTTACAAATCCTGCGTATGCTGTATCGCTGTTAAGTATAGTTGCATCAGCTGTAATACTTGCATCTAGTATACGAACAGATGTTGCATCCTCATCAAAGTATGGAGGTCTATCAAAGTCACTAGTTGATCCCTTCAATATTTCTACTGGAGCTTTCTTAATATCTCTATAGTTTCTAATCTTACTACTGTAAGGTTTAACTTCATTGAAGTATTCAACTGCTTTGCTAAAGTTATCAACTTTTAATCCTTTAAATTGGATTAAGTCAGTTTCTTCTTTTTGTACATTTAAGTATGTAGATTTAAACGCCCAACTCAATTCTATTTGTTCGCCTATTGCAAACTTAACCATACTAAAGAATAACTTGTTCCAGTAAAGTTTATGTGTGCCTATGAATACTTTAGTGTACAAGTGATGTAGTATTTGTCTAATCTCTTTTCCGATTTCAAGTTGTTGCTTATCAGTGTATACCTTTTTATTCCACTGTACCGTTTCGTTTTCCATAGCAATCAGTGTAAACTTGTTATCTGTTTTAGTGTATTCGAATAACTTATATTTAGAAGTAGCAGTATCTTGTACTTGTATAATACTCTTGTCTAGTAAGTTTTTTATTAACTTTAATTGCTTTTCAGTTTTAACTCGTCTAAGTGGTCTATAATCTTCGTTATAATAAATTTTAGTATTTTTTACTTTGTTAGTTCGTAGTAACTTAAACCAGTTAGAAGTTATTAAATGAGGAGTTGAAGTTGGTAGCCCAACTCTCCAATCTGTAAATACTGTGTCCATTTGTAGTTCTGAGAATATGTCGTTCATTGTTTCGAACATTTGCTTTCTAGCCGCTAAAATATCCTTAAACATTGTTTGTCTAGGTCTAAACTGTGAACCGTATCTCTCGCCTTCACTAAGTCCTGCAACAGGAACAATTTCGTTTATAGCATTGTATCCTGCTAAACTGTCCATAACCTTAATACTTAGGTTGTGCGGAATAGTTGCATTAGTATTGCCTTCACCTGCTAAAGTCCAGCTGGTGTGCTTCTGCGATAATCCAGATTCTTTTCTTCTAAAGTTTAAACTTACAATAGAGTCTTCAGTTTTAATTAAATCGCCTAACTTATTAATTGTCATTGCTTCCGGAGAAACAAGTGCAAAATAAGGCATTCTGTTTCCTTCAGGATTATCTAACAACTGTTCAAGCTCTTGTGTACTTTTGTTTCTATTGTATTTCATCATAGCATCGTTGGATACTTCACTTATGCCTCTAACCCAATAGTAGTACGAAGTTATTGTTTTGCCTCGTTTGTTTATTGCTTTCTCATCAATGTATGCACCACTGTCTATTGCTGTTCCAGGTCCTGCATATTCTATTGGTGGTACAGTATTTCGTGTCCACTCGTAAATTACAATTTCACTTCCTGGGAATTTAGAACCCCAATCATTGTTTCGTTGCATATTATTGTAAGCAAATTGTCCGTATGTTCCTTTACCTTGCTCGTACCAGTTATATCGTACTTTACTAGTATCCCACCAAGTTTGTCCTACTTGCTCTTCGCCAAACTTAGTATACGCTGGATCATACACAATAGGATCATTCTCTACTTTGTAAGTAATGTCCTTATCTATGAATCCTGGTATAATACCTTTGAATGGATCGTATAAGTTAATATCAAATTCTTTTACAGCCGTATCAGCATCGTAAGTAATTACGTCATCTATGAATGCAATGTCTGTTAATGTTTCTTGCTTTCTTATTACTGTACCGCTTTCTAAATATGCCCAGCCGTTACCACCGTAGTTATCAATCCATACATTGGCATGGTCGGCTAATGTTAATCCTGCTTCAGTGTCATATCTCATGCTCTGTAACAATAATGGTTTAACGTCTTGCCTTGTGAGGTTCGTGTTAGTAAACACAACAGGGCTAGTGCCGTCTACTCCTCTAAGTTCGTATTCATACAAGTTTGCTATTGTACTAGCATTACCTAATCCCATTCCTAAAGTAAAGCCTTGCGTCCATGGAAGGTTACCTTGCCAACCGCCGCCACGTCCTAATAATCCTGCTGTACTGTTAGCGCCTGTTAATGCAGAACCAGTAACGTCTAATTGAGGATCAATGCCAGTGGAGTCGATGTTCTCAAAGTTTGGATAAGTTCCACACACATAGTCACCATCTGTAATGCCTAATAACTGTAGTAGTCCTGGGTTAAGTTCATCACTTAGTCTTATACCACTAATGTTTGGTCCGCCCATAAGTAGTTCGCCGAAACTAGCAAGGTCGCCACCGGTTCCGTCACCGCCGCCACCAGGGCCGCCATTTGCTCCGGTTAATCCTCTGCTACCGTTTCTGCCGTCTCCGTTATTATCTCCATCTGGATTTAAAGGTCGTCCGTCCGGTCCGTATTGTACTTCGTCTGCTCCGAACCAAGGGTTACCATTTTCGTCTAATGGACTCCATAAAGTAATGTCATCTGCTAATTGTCCTAATGGGGAACGCGGAAGAATCATGCCATTTGGCAGTCCTAAATCGTTGAGTGCATTACCGGCTTCGCTACAGCTAGGAATATCTCTTGCTGTTAAGAATACTCT